GGACGGGGCCGTCTCGGGGAGGCGGGTGAACGCGTGGAACCGGTCTTTCGTGCGGGCGCACAACCCGGCACCCTCGTTGAGGACGGTGCGTACCCGCTCACGGGAGCAGTACACGCCGTAGTAGTTGCGGAGGTGCCCCCAGATCTGGTCTGCGGTGAGGGGCCGGCCGGCGTCGGTGAGGACGCGTTCGATCGCGAGCTTCACGGGCGTTTTGTGGACGGCTCTGTCCGCTGCGGTGTGGCTGGTGGCGGGGTCGGTTCTGCGGGTGTCGGCGGTGTCAGGCCAGACGAGCGGGAGTTGCTCGGGGCTAGGGTAGGTGCTGCTCAAGGGTTCTTCTCCTGGTAGAGGGGTTCGACTTGGGTTGTGGGGCACCGACCGCGGGCAATGCGGTCGGTGCCCCGTTTCGTGGGATCAGTCGGTGGATGGTTCGATGGGCGCTTCCCGGAGGCCGAGGGCGTAGGCGACGTTGTTCCGAACCCGCATGTTGCTGTCGGGCGTCTCGCCGTAGCTCAGGAGAGTCCCGACTCCTCCTGCTTCGCCTGCAGCTGTTCCGTAGCGGCGCTGGGTGTGCTCCGCCAGGGCGATGAGGTTCGCGATGCGCTGCTGCTCGACCATGGCGAGGGTCGCGTGGACCTGTGCGGAGGCGAGGAGCGCGGTCGCGTACTCGCGTTGGTTCGCGTCCCATGCTTCGTTCGCGAGGTTGCCGAACTCGGTGGCCTTCGCTGCGTGGTCGGTCACTTCGGGACCTCCGCTACGGGAGTAGCCGCCCACGGGTCGGCAGGTTCCTCGGTGCCCGCAAGCGCCGACCGCCGAGCCTCATGGGTCGCAGGCAAAGGGGCGACACCGTCAATGCCGCCAAGCTTCACCCGCGCCCACACCTTGTCGAGATCAGCGAGAGTTTCAGCAGATTCGATAGCGGCGAGAGCAGCTGCTACACGCTCCTGTGCTGGTGCCTTCTTGTCGGCGGTGAGACGTTCGACTTCACCGTCCCCACGCTCCACGGACGCGTCGTGCAGGTCGCCCTTGTGCCACAGGTCCAGGGCGGCACCGAACCGCATCCCGGCGTTGCGGAGCGCGTCGCCGATCGCTTCCTTGACCGCGTTACCACCCTTCTTGCCCTGAGCGTCGCCGTACCCGAGGCGGCTCACACCGCACACGGTCAGACGAATCCACAGGCCCCCGTTCTGGTCGAAGATGGGTGCACCCGTGGTCGGGTCAGTGACGACGAACTCCCACGTCCATGCGGGATCGGCGTCGAGGAGACGATCGGTGAGTGCGGCGTGCCCCACATAGTCGAGGTGCGCAGCTGGCATGCCGTGGTATCCGCCGCACTCACCGCACCGCGCTTTCGGGGAGTCGGCCTTGTACGGTTTCGGGAGCTGGTTGATCTGGTTGCTGGGGAACGGTTCTCGGAGGAGCTCGAGCCCCTCCTTCTTCTTCTCGGGCATCAGTTGTCTCCTTCGAGGACGGTCGCGGCAGCCATGTGGTCAAATCCGCACGTCAGACAGAACCCGTCACGGTTCGTGGGTTGGATCAGCCCCGCAGGGTGGACCCGGTCGGAGGGGCAGTCGACGCCGATCTGCGGGTTAATGCCGTTCTCCTGGAACAGCGGGTAGAAGATCGACAGGTTGCCGCGACGGAGCTCCCAGATCGCATCAGTCACCGTGAGGTCAGCCCAGGCGAGCTGCTGCGCGATCACCCAGTCGACACCGGCGGTGAACGCTTCCTGCTGAGACTGCGTGTACGAGTTCAACGGGCGTGGCCCCGCGGACCGCCGCTTCTTGTACGCCTCCCACCCGCCGCGGGGGAGGGTGGTCTGGTTGCCGTGTCTCCTCGCCTCATCGGCGACCATGCCGTCCCACGACCCACTCACGACGACACACCCCCAGACGGTTCGGCCGGAGCGTGATCTGCGACGACCTTGATGCACGCAGGGCAGTAGCGGTTCATCTGTCCGCCGTTCCATGTCAGCTTCGGGTCGGGCTCGGTTGCCGTGAATGCGCGCGGCGGCGCATCGTGGCGGAGCGGGCGTATGCGGCGAACGCACGCTGTGACTCCGTAGAAATGCCCCATGGTCGCGGAGCTGGTCATTGGTGTGCGACATGCGTGGCGCATGAAGCCGCCACCACCTTGCTGCACGGTGACCTCGATGAATGGCACGGTCACAGCTGCTCCTGTTCGTTGTGGTTGGGTGCGCCGGCGATCGTCAAGACGATGTAGCCGATGACGGCTGCGCACCCGATGAGGGACGCCCCGTTGAATGAGGTCAACCCGAACGGCACCATCACGAGCGCGGTCATGAACAAGACCATGCGCGCCCGTTTCACGACGCCCCACCGTCCGAGTCGTTTGTCTTCCTCAGCCCGGAAGAACTCGCGGAGCGCTTCGATACCTTCCGGGGAAGCCGTTGCCTCAGTCCATTCGTCGCCCGACGGGCGGGGGCTAGTACCGATGAGACGCTTGGCCCCGTCGATACCGACCGTGTACCGGATCGTGACACCGTTGGATGCCGTGAACTCGTTCATCGGACGATCACCGCCGCAAGAACCGCCAGCCCAACCGCGACGACCATCGCGACCTCCGCCGTCGTCTGCCACCCGCGCGGTTCCCGCCCGTACACGAGCCGGTCCAACGCCTCACACTCGTCAAGGTCACGATCCACCGCGTCGAGACGAGCTGAAGTCTCAGCATCCGCGATCCACCGGTTCACGACTCGACCGCCTCGATCTTGTCGGTCACGTCGACCGGGCGACGCACCTCGCGCGGCTCCATCGCCGTCAGCAGCACGTCCTTCGCTGCACGGAACGTCTCGAGGGCTTCCGTGAACATCGCCAACCGGTACATCTGGGCGCCGTCCGACCGGTCAGCCGGATAGGTGGGGTCGTTCTCGCCCCGGTCCATGACGTCGATGCAGACAGCGAGATCCACGGCGGCGGCGAAGTACCGGTCGAGGATGTCCTGCGTGGGTACTCTTGTGTTGTGGCCCATGCGCGGGCCTCCTTTCGTGATTCGCCGTCCCCATGCCCGGGGCGGCGTTTCCGTTTGCGAGCGCCCCCGGCAGGACTCGAACCTGCGCACTCCCGACAACGACGCGGGGGCTGTGGGTGCTACTTGGTTGCGTGGACGTTGACGATGCTGATCTCCTCGAACTCGTCACCGACGATCCGCCACTTGCGGCTGATGATCGGTGCGATCCCGTATGACTTGCAGACGCCGAGAACCTTGACAGCCGCGTGCAGAATCTCCTGTACGTCGTGCTCGTCTAGTTCCTGGTGGCCGCTGACCGTGACGTAAGCGCCGCCCATTTCGGTGGGCTTCTCAACGCTGATGACGATGCTCATTCCTTCTCCTTCTCTTGCTTCTTCTGCTGGTATCTGGCGCGACGGCGTGCATTGATCTCTTCTTTTCGCGCTTCGTAACAGCGGGCCTTCGCCGCGCGCACAGCTTCGACGTTCGCTTCGCGGTAGGACTTGGCGTACTCCAGGCGTGCTGCGCGGTTGTCTGCGTACCAGGACTTGTAGTAGTCAGCGCGCTGGTCTTTGTTCGCGCGGTAGTAGGCCCGGCTGATCGCATTGAGCCGTTCGCGATTGGATGCGTGGTAGGCCGACTTGCGCTGAAGCAAGGCGTCCGCGTTTTCGTGCCGGTAGTAGGCCGCATACGCCAGGATTTCTTCGTGATGCGTCTCGTAATAGGCGGCGTCATACTCGCGCTTGTACTCCGCATACGCTTCAACCAGCGCATCCTCAGCCGCTTTCAGAATCTCGCTCACGACAGATCCGCCAGACGGTCCACACCCGCAGACCGCAGATCACTGATCGCCTGACGGTGAATCGCCGCCGTAGCCAAATCACCAGCCGCCAGCGACTCCAGCTGGTCAGCCCGAATGCCGTGCTGCTGAACCGTCGCATCCGCCCACGAAACCCGCGTACCATCCGGCAACGCGAACTCACCCGCAAGCATCGCCGCCGTCCACTCCCGATGAAGCGACTGCGCAAGCTCCGTCGTGATCAGATTCGCCTTCGCCCGGAGTCTCGCCCTCGCCGCACCCGTCGCTTCCTTGAACTTCGCAAGCGACTCCTGCGACCGCGCCTCGGCACGCTTCCGCAACTTCACCTGCGCCTCGACATACCGTCGCGCGCACTCCGCGATGACCTCAGGGGACTCGTACTCGATACTCTCCGGCTCGCCCGACGCGACGACGGCCTCAATCCGCTCATTCATCTCGATGATCCGAGACTCACTAATCAACATGCTCATGTCGTGCTCCTTTCCGTGCGCCCCAGGGAGTCCAACCCGTCGAGACGATCCAGGGTGGGCGTCCGGGAATCGAACCCGGCACGGATCAATCCGTGGAACCTTCACGCCCCGCGTGCTACCTGTCTCTGCTCCCCGGCCCGTACCGGATCAGCAGGACGTGAGACGCCACCCCAAACGGATTCAGGGGCGTGCCGTACACACCAAGTTGTGATGCGTGACGGGACATACCGTCACGACTCGGAACCAGACGTTCCGTTGTCTCCCACGCCCGTCATCGGGGCTCTCCGCTACCTGCCCGGCACTGCCGGTCCTTACGTCCACCCCGGTGAATCTCCGGCGCGTCTTCGTGTGAGCGTGGGTATGTAGTTAGGTGCCGTTTTTGGGTACGACGAACCAGCGCCCAGGTGACCTACGACAGTCACAAGGGCTGAGAGAGTTTGGTCAGGCGGCTCGTTCGGGCCGTTCGTTCGGCCGAGTACGGAGCCACCGCTCGCCCTCTTCCCGCATGATCAGCGGCTTCGAGTCCACATACGACGGGACGAGCTCGCCACGGTCGATGTGTTGCCGGATCTTCTCGATCGAGAGGTCAACGGCTTTCGCGAAGTTCGGGAGCGAGTACGCGATCTTGTCGAGCGTCGGGGTGGTCATGCGGCCCCCTCGAACATCTCAGCGGGGGTGAAACCACGAAAACCGCCGGCCACCAAGAGGTCACGCACCGGAACGTCCCCACCGAGGGAACGGACCAGCGCGACAGCCTCAGGGTGACCGGCGGTCTCCTGGGAAGTCTGGGAAAGGGCCTGACCGGCCACTCTTCTCTGGTTCATGTTTGAACCGTAGCACGTCAGGTTTGCACTACGCAAGAACATATGAAACATTGCGGGCCAATAATGAAGTGTCACGCGCGTTTACACTGGGGGCATGGCACGCACCCCCAAGCGCATCAGCGACTTCGACCGGAAGCTCGGCGCGGCGATCAAGAACCGGCGCACAGACCCGGACTACGGGATGCCGCAGACGCGTCTCGCGGCGCTCACCGGCATCCCACTGTCAAACCTGCAACGCCGGGAAGAGGGCGTGAACGAGGTGACCGTGTCAGAGCTGGAACGGATCGCACACCACCTGCAAACCACACCCGCCGCGCTCGTCAATGACGCACTCGCCCGATACGGAGGCATGGACAAACTGCTCGCCGAGTACGCGACGTCGGACCCATCCCCTACGGTCGAGGACAACGTGACGTATCTGGGGCACGTCACACCCCCACTCGCGGACGCCGCGGACGACAAGGACCCAACCCCCAGCCGAGACTAGGAGAATGCGTGAGGGAGCTCCTTACCCACGCAGCACACCTCGGGGTCAGTGTCCACGTGGCGCACCTCCCCAGCCCGTACAGAGGCTTCTACGACCATGAGAACGGTCGGGTGGTGTACGACTTCAACCTGACCCCCATCGCCCGCCGGTCCGTCGTGGCGCACGAACTGGGGCATGTGTTCCACGGGCACGTGGGGTACGGGGTTCGCAGTCAGGAAGACGCCGCGGACCGGTACGCGGCGCAGCTGCTGATCCACCCGGCGGAGTATGCGCGCCTCGAACAGATCCACCACGACGTGCAGTGGATCGCTGATGAGCTCGGGGTGGAACCGGACCTGGTGCGCACGTTCCAACGCTGCGTGACCCGCCTCGACGGTGTCACCTACGCGCGGTCAGTCGGCGGTCAGTTCCGGTTTCGTTGGGGACGCGAACAGGGCTGAGAACTGTTCCGCCGCAGCGAGGAGACGGTCACGGTTCCCGAGAGACTTGTACGACTGTGTTTGCGCGCGCGTGGAGTGGCCCACAAGCTCCGTGATGATGTCCTCGGGGACACCAGCCGCATACAAAAGATCGACCGTGGTGTGCCGGCCGTCATGGAGGCGCACATCCTTGTCGATGCCCGCGTCGGTGAGCATGCGTCGCCAGTCGGCCGATGCGAGGTCGGGGCCGTAGGGGCGTCCGTTGCGGGTGAACACGAGTCCCCACGGATTGTCGGGGGAGTGCTCGATGTGGTTCTGCAGGATCGAGCGGAGCGGGTCGATGAGGGGGATGATCCGCCACCCCTTCGACGACTTCGGGCGCGTCCAATACAGGCCACCTGTGATGTGCCGGTATTCGTAGTCGGATGGGGCGTTCACGACACCGTCAACATCGGTCTTCTCGATGCGGATCAGCTGCCATGACAGGTCGAGGACGTCGGTTACGCGGTCCCGTTCGAGGCCGATGATTTCGCCGCGGCGGGCGCCGGTGAGGAGGACGGTCGCCCACAGTGCCCCGTCTGGTCGGGTCGCGGCGTGCCCGAGGACGTGGACTGCTTCTTCGAGGGTGAGGGCGTGGAGGACGGTCGCGGCTTTGCGGGGCGCGTCGACGAGTGTGGCGGGGTTCCGGCCGATGCGACCTTCCCGGACGGCGGCTTTGAACGACACGGACATGGTGCGGTGTGCGAGCAGAGCGGTGGTGTTGTTGTTGCCCTTGCCGGTGACGGCGTCGTGGACACGGCGGATGTGCGCGCCGGTGACTTTGTCGAGCTTGATCTTGCCGATCGCGGGGATGATGTGGTTGTTCACGGTCCGCCGGTATCCGTCGAGAGTGTTCGGGCGGACCTTCTTCGCCGCGATCTCCCGCAGCCAGTACGTGAACCACTGCTCGACGGTCTGGTTCTTCGTGGGGAGGTCGCCACGCTTCTCGAGATCCCGACGTACGTTCGACAGTTCAGCGAGGAGCTCGGCCTTGTTCTTCCGGCGAATGACCTTTCGCCGGCGTTCACCGTTCGGTCCGGGTGGGAGTTCCACGGCCGCGGTCCAGTACTTGAGTGGCTTCGACTTGTCGGCTGGGACGCGGTAGACGGCAGACTCACCCTTACCCCTCATGTAGACTCCCGTTCTCTTCCGGATAACCGAATCGAGACATGACCGCCCGGCGATGCTCCCGCTCGGCACGCGATAGCTCGTATCGGCGCAGCACCTTCGCGTAGAGGCATCGGAATGATGTGTCGAGCATTGACTCGGGGTCCGCTTCGACAGCGCTGAGCGGCTCGACCTCCATCAGCCACGACCCGCGCAGTGTAGCCGCGTACGTGGCTGCGAGGTCACGGTCGGTCGTGATGTAAACGAACCCGTCTCCCGGTCGCCCTGAGCGCATCATGGGTTGTGGGGCGAGGATGCCAGATTGTGGGTAGCGCCCGCCGTGCCACCACGTCATTGCTCCGAACCTTCCGGGTTGGAGACTGACTGCGGGTGAGCGTAGATGCGGTGTCGGGTGAGGGTGTTCGTGCCGACCCTTCGCGACTGTCATCTCGGGCTCCTATCCGTGTGGTTCTCGGTCTTCGGTGCGGGCTCGTTGCCGGTGCCCCAGCAGCGCGTGCAGATGCCAGCGAACGCATAGCGCGGGCTCACATGGCCTGTGCCGGCACACCCTCGACAGGTGCTCATGACGAAGCCGCTCACGACGGATCACCCGGTTGTGTCGTCGGCTCCGGGAAGCCCAGTACGACGTAGTCGCGGGCGGTCGAGGTCAGATCGAGCAGCCTCACGAACGCGGCGCGGCGCTTCGAACCCTTCGACCGGCGCGCGATGTACGCCTGATCGCGGATGCCGTCGAGCAGCTCGTCCACGCTCATAGCGAATCGCTCGTCCACGCCCGATTCACCTCCTTGATGTGATCGGCGAGAAGTGACTTCCCGTCGACGTGAGTTCCGCGCCCACCGACAACGCCGCAGGAGCAGTACGGTGGCACGCCGCCCGACGGCGGTACGGTCACGATGTGTGCTGGGTCCTTCGGCTGCACGACGCTCATGACCGATCACCCGATTCGAGCGCGGCGATGCAGTCGGCGCAGGACACGACACCATCGGGCGGGAAAGCGATGTGCTTCGTGTCTGTGCGTCGACCACACACGGCGCGGTTGCGGCGAGCATCGAACATGTGGAGCGCCTGCGCTTGGGATACCGAGCGAGGCGGTCGGTGCGACTTCCACCACTGGTCGATCGGGCTCCCGTCAGGCATGGCTCTGCTCCTGTTCGCCGTGGTTAGGTTCGGTGATCGGTCGGAACGTCCACGTATCGCCGAAGTCGGCAAGCTCGTGGCCGGGGATCACAGTCGGGTCGGTCATGCGCTCGAAAGCGTGGGGGTAGCAGTATGAGCCCTCGACATGCGTCGGATGACCGCCACCCAGCCCGGTGCCGGTTTTCGGGCCTCCAGTGCGGTCGAGAGTGACGTGCGTCGTCGCGGCGGCGTCACAGCGCCGGATCATGCACCTCATCGGTCGACCTCATCGGCCGGGTGCGGGGTTCTTCTCATGCTGTCGACGTTCGTCACTGCTCGGTCCTCCCAGGTGTAGCCGATGTAGCCGATTGTGTAGCCATTGGTGTTGGTTCCCATTGGGTGCCGTTGGCCACAGTTGAGAGCGTATACCCCAAATGTGACGTATAGCAAGCCAAAACAGGCTATTTCCTCACGACTCATAATCGTGAGGTCGCGGGTTCAAGCCCCGCTCCCGCTACCAGAACAGACACCCAGGTGTAGCCGACACTGTAGCCGATGCGCCAGAACGACACTCCGGGGGAGTGGCATGGACGACGAGCTCGAGGACGGTGCTCAGCCACGGTGCGTCAACTGCGGGACCGTCATGCACATGATCGCCGGCGGATACCAGTGCCGTGCGTGCGGGGCGACGATCGACATCCCGTGGGTGGAGCATCCCGGTGATGGTGACGTACTCGACGGCCGCTGGGGGTAAACGACGAGAAACGGCCCCTCGGGCTGCACCAGGGGGACGGTGCAACCCGAGGGGCCTATCTGTTGGAGCGTCAACCGCACGATGCAACTGGAATCGCCCCCGCCTACCTCGAGTGAGGTGGCGGGGGCGATTCGTGCTGGGTGGTCAGGCATCCTTGGCGGTGATGAGCGTGTCCTGCGCCTTCTCCGCCACACCCGTCGGTTTCCACAGGCCGTGGTAGGTCGCCACGGACACGACGAACGCGGGCAGAGCCGCGAGCAGCGCGACACCGAGGTCGTAGGTCGTGCCCGACGCGATCGCTCGAGCGAGCTCGACGAGCAGCGACGTCACGAGCGACAAGCCGGCGAGCAGCCACGCCTTGATCGCAGACGACGTGACCCGGGTGGTCACGAGCCCGACGAGCACGGGCAGGATGAACGCGATCAGCAGCTGCACGACCGTGGCGGGGTCGAGCGTGAACGCGACCGCCGCGGGCGCCGTGGGCGCGTCGGCGGCGTACGCGGGCGCACCGATCAGGGTGACGACGAACAGCGCCGCCAGGACGCCGAGAACGGCACGGTAGAGGGTCTTCATGGGGTCTCCTTCGGTCGGACGGGTTGGGTGTCTTCGAACGGGTCCTTGATGCCGAGCCGTTCGAGGGTCACAGGGTCAAGGGTTGGGAGAGGTCCCGGCCGGCCCTTCTGGTCCCAGACCCAGCACGCCCACCAGAATGCGCGGAGGCTGTCGTACACCTCGTGACTCTCCCGCTTCACGGTGGACAGGGTGTCGCGGACGGCGTCGAGCTCGGCGGACATGGCGGCGGTGCGCTCGTCGACCCGGTCGTCGATGTACCGCATCAGCGCGTCCGCATCCTTGAACCGGGCGGAGATGGTGCCCTCCTCGACGGAGTTCGCGTCGGCGCGGTCTTTGCGGAGGAACCGGATCCATGCGAACAGCGCGATCAGCGCAGCGGACACGAGCGACAGGAGAGCGATGATGATGCCGTCGTTACTCATCCGCGGCCTCCCACCGCCGCTTCGCCCGCCGCTCAACCCATTCATCGATCAGATTGTCGAGCCGCATGATCGGCAACACGATCAGCCCGAGGATCATCGACACGATGAACCAGTTCGGGGCTTCCTTCGCCACGAGCTGCTCCGGCGACGGGGACAGGATGATCGCTGCGACGTACCCGACGATCATCGAGACGAGCAGGATCTTCCCGACGATCTCCACCGGCCACATCCGCGGCCATACCACCCCGATCAGGCACGCGGCCGCGACGAGGACGAACGCTGCGCCGATGATGTCGGTGAAGTCGCCGTACAGCCGGTCGAGGAGCAGGGACCCGAACACGATCGCGTTGATGCCGGAGGTGATCATGATCACGTCGAACAGGGGCAGCCAGATCCGTTTCGCGTTCCGCCACGGGTCGTCGGTGGGGACGACGCCGGCCGCCCACACCGACGCCGACCCGAGGCGGCGGATCATCCGCGGAGCTTGACGACGGCGGCAAGCACCTGATCGCGGGTCGCGGCGAGCTGCTCCCGGACCCGCTGATCCCCGCCGGACCCGTTCACCGCGAGGGACACGTCGAGGTCGAACTCGCGCGCCCCCACCGGGGAGTCGTCGTACACCTTCGGCCACCCGTACCGGGCGACCGCGATCTGCAGCTCCTCCGGGGTGACCGATTTGAAGTATCCGGGCGCGATCAGCGCGATACCCCGGTCCTTGTGTTGAATGAGACCAGCCATGTCGTCCTCCTCGGACTGTCGAATCTGATTGGTGGGCTGAAACGTATTCGCGCCGCCGCCAGCAGCGGCACCGCCCCGCGTGGCGCGCGCGTACGCGGCCTGCATGAACGGGAGCGGGTCGTACTCGCCGCGCCACGTCTCCCAAGCCCCGCCCGGGTAGTCGGTGATCGTGACGTGATCGTGGACACCGTCGATGAACCCGCGGTCCTCGCTCATCTTGGCGTTCCGGCCGAGTCGGTCCCCGGACGAGACTCGCTGACCGACGCCGACCGAAATGTCGGCCATGTGCGAGTGGGATTCGTAACGGCCTTTCGCGCGGCCTGTGTCGATGACGACCGTCCACGCCAGCAGCCCGTTCGGACGGCCCACGTACACCACCACGCCATCGTCGATCGCGTCGACCTGCGTGACGAGGGACCCGTACGGTCCCCGGAGGCGCACGTCTTGGCCACGGTGGTAGCCCTTCGAGTACGCACTGTCCGGGGTCCCGTACCGGTACCCGATCCGGTCAGGCGCGTACGTGGTTGCTGCGCTCATAGTGATGCTCCTTCGGGCGGGTACTCGGACGTGTTCCCGAACTCGAGGCCCGGCACCCCGTACGGGGCGGGGGAAACGGTGCGAGTCATCTCGTCACCCCGCACGGCGGTCGCTGACGGGTACGCGAGGCGGACGGTCCCGGTCAGGCGACAGCAGAGGTACGCGAACCCTGCGCACTCCCCGTCCCAGTTCGCGGCCGGATATGCCTGCTGCACCAGAGTGCGCAGGGCCGCTGGGGTCGCCATTAGGGCGCGACCTCCATGATCGAGTACTGCACCCTGTCGTCGGTGAACAGTTCGAACGCCGACGCTGACGCCGCACGAAAACGCACCTTCACAGGGAGCGACCCCGCCGGCACGCCCGTGATCTCCAAAATCCCTGTGATCGTCTGCCGGTTGATGGCGGCCGGGAACTGCATTCTGCCCACGTCGTAGTCTGTGACGCCGATTCTGACCACGATGAATCCCGCCTGCGCAGACCCACTCGAAAGCTGCACGGTCGCCGCGACCTGAACGATCAGTTTCGTCAGCGGCGATTGCTTCACGAACGTCCCCGCAAGCGCCGTGGCATCGCCCGACTGAGGGAGATCCGTCGTGGCCGTGGCGTTCGTGAACGTGTTCGTCGCGCCGATCTGACGAGTACGGACCATGGACCGGGGGGAGAACTGCATCACCCACCCGCCACGCACCCGAAGGAAGGTTGAGGCCGCGTCTATCTGATACACGACCCCACCATCCGCCGGCGCCCACGCGTCCATCTCGGCCTGATTCCGAAGCGCGACCGTGCCGCCCTCCATCGCCGTGTACGGGTGGGTCTGCGTGATCACCGCCGTAGACGTTTGCGTCGTGGTCGACAGGATCACCGCCGTCGCGAGTTCGAGCGCACCCGACGGGATCGACGGCTTCGACGGTGACGCCGCAGCCGTCCCCTGCGTCACACCGAACACAGGGTCGGTCCCAGCATCACCGGTCGTTGTGAACAGGCTGCGCACCCAGATCACGTCGATGCGGGAGTTCGCCCCCGGCGCGGCCGTCGTCGCCACCGTCGCCGCGCCATCGTTCGCGACGAGCTCCGCACCCATCCCGGCACGCGTCGTCACCGCCGAGAACGCAGCCACCTGATACGCCATCCCGGTCGTGCCCGTCACAAGCGGGTTGTAATGCGACGGGAGCACCCCCGCCCGCGGCTTACCCGTCGTGTCCGACTCGACCATCGCCGCGACCAGCAGCCGCGTATCAGCGAGCGGGAGACCCGCCGCCCGGTCCGTCGGGAAAGTCCGTGTCAGCGTCATGCTGTCCTCCTCTTATGCGACGACACGGGCAGACACCGCGCCGCCCGCGAAATTGGTTGCGGTGCTACCGCCATAGATCTCAAGCGCGACCCGCACCGGCACATCGACCGGCACATCGACAGGCGCTGTCCGCCACCCAGACGGGGTGAAAGAAGCCCCACCCGTCACCGCGACACGTTGCGCGGCGCTCCCCTGAATCACAGTCCGATCGACGATCACAGAACCGTCAGAAACCCGCGTGACGGAGTAACAGAAGTACCCGTTGCCGCCGTTCAACGATCCGCCGTACCCGACCTCGATGCGACCCGTCGATGAGGTGATCAGTACACTGCACGGCGACGCATACCAGCCGGTCGTGCCCGTCAGCCACGCCACCCACTCGGCATACTCACGCCGCTGCATCGCCGTCAGAACAGCGACCTGCTCCTGCAGCTTCGGGACCGCATTGAAGATCTGTGTCCCCGACGGTCCCTCGAGATAATCAAGCCGCCTGCTCAGTTGCTTGAACTGGTCGACCAGCCATTCGACGCCACCCCGCCCCGGCGACGGATCAGCCATCAGACACCCCCGTAATAGACGCCACACGTCACCGTGATGAACCCGGACTCGTCGCCCGACAACCCCACGATCCGGCGCGTGTACGTGCCGTCGTCGAGGTACTCGTGACCCCTGACGACGATCTGCGCGAGATCACCCTCCCGGTACTCGAACGGGAACGGTGACCTATCCGTCGGAACCTTGAACGACCAGAACTGCGCCGGCACCCGCGCTGTCCGCAGCGTCTCCACATTCCACGAATCCAACGTCGATTCCAGGACCGTCGACGATGACGCATCCGACTTCAGATGAAGCAGCGGAAACCCCCGGCTCACGAGGTCCGGGTCGTACAGTGACCGGATCAGGGTCTTATCCGACGACCGACCACCCGTAGACCACGACATCGACCCCATCACCTGCGGGTCGGACCGCACCTGCAACCCAGACGTGTCATCCGGTTCCCACACCAACGGAACCTCACCCTGCAACCGAGGCTGAGCCGCGGTGCCGGTCTCGAGCGTCCACCCGAACGTGTCCGGGGACGTGCGGGTGAGCCGGAACCGAATGTCGGGACCGTTCTCCACCCCCGTCAGATCGGATAGCGCCGACCACACAGACTTCAACTCGACCGCCGTGTAGTTCCTTTCCGCATCACCGGCCCGATCGGCGGGGAGCATCACCGGAATATCCGTCCACCCCGGCCACGCCAACTGCTGCTGCACCAGCCGCTTCGCAACCGTCCCCAGATCGACACCACTGATCGACGTGTCGAACGCTGGATCCGGCGCACCGCCAGGCGCGAGCTGAGCCGACAACGCCGACACCGGCAGAACGTACGCACGGTCGAACATGAGCCCCAGACCCCGCGCCTGCACCTTCACCTGATGCGAGTCACCGTCGTAATCCTCCGGGAGGATCGGACCACCCAACAGCAAACCACCCACATCGAACGCCAGCGAATGCTTCCACGGGGTCAGGAAGTTCGACAACCCCCGGTACGGTTTGAACGTCGCCGACAGTGTCTCCGGCGTGTTCGCCTGCACCGACCAGTCGAACTTCGCCGGCTCCACCTCAGCGATGATCTGCCCGCCCCGCGTCTCGAACAAGAACGCACTCACCACCATGCCGGGTCTACCTTCCCCTGCATGAACGCCGCAGCCCCACCGACAGGATCGAACTGGAACGTCCGAGACTCACCTCCCGGCACGTCCGTCCACTCACGGAACTGGAGCCAGCGGGACACGTCCGACTGCCCATCGATCACCGCACGCCGCCCAGAGACCTCCACGACCGAACCCGCCGGAACCGGACGGTTGAACCCGACCCGGGCGCCCGACTCCACACACGTGATCAGCGCGGAATCGAACGGCCCCAGCAGGCGGAACACTGCCGGCGATGGCGCCCTCCCCGGATTCTGGAGAGTGACCCGACCCGACGAGCCCGACACCGGCCACACCAACGGCCACACCGCAGGCCACACCAGACCGCCCGACTGCACCGCCGGCCCCGTCTGCTGCCACGCCCCATCCGCATACCGGCGCGGGTCCACCGCGAGGAACCAGGCCTGGTACGCGGCCGTCGACCCGTACAGCAGTATCCGCGTGTCGGGTTCGTCCAGACGCTGCACGTCAGCCCACAGCACACCAGCGGCGGACTCCACCGTCAGACGATCAGTCTCACCATCGGCAAGCAACCCCGACAAGACGTTCACCGCAGTCTCCTGCGCGGCACCATCCTGCTTCGTCCGAACCATGCCCTCGAGAGTGATCACACGACCCGACAACAGACCACGCGAGGTGAACTCACCGTGCGACTGGGGCCGCACCGTACGGTCCACCCGCGACGACACTCCACCGAACCAGCCCCGCAACCCGTCATCACCGATCGTGTACGTCGCGTCCGCCGCGGTCCCATCGAACACGACACCGCCGAGAGTGGCACGAACCATTACGCCCCCCTGACTGCGAACTGGGTCTTCTCCGCTACGATCCGCGCGAGCTCCGACTCAGACATCCTTTGAGAGGGGTGGATGTCCTGCCGGATCGTCACCGTCGGACCGCCGCCGCTGCCGTACCCGACATACGCCCCGAGCCTCCGTCCCGTTTCCTGCCAGATCCCGATGTTGCTTTCACGGTCAGCAGCACGCCCCGAAATGTACGTCTCCCACGGGACGCCCATCTCCGACTCTGCGAACTTGTGAATCCCACCCTGAACGCCCTTGTAGATGCCCGAGGCGAACCCACCCGAGTAGAACGCCTTCACCCCGTGCGAGTACAACCCGCCCGCATAGTTGGAGGACGCTGTCATGCCTCCCGGGGTGATCAGCCGTGTCTCGTTGGTCTGCACATTCAACGTGATACGTCGACCGTCGTTCGCCCAGATGAGCTGATTGATCGCATCCTGCGCCTGTCCCGTATTCGACAGGATCTGGATTTCCTTCGAAGATGGCAGCGCGAACACCTTGTCCGCGAGATTCTGCACCTCATCGGCGTTGTAGCCGGCCTGCACCGCAGAATCGATGAACTTCTGCCGCTGGTCTGCGAGGGTCGCCGCGTACTTATCAGCCGCGTCCTTCGCAGACATCGTGGTCCGGTCGACCTCGTACTGCGCCTGAGCTGCGGCCTGCGCGTCCCCGGCGAGACCCGCGAGCATCGACGCGTTCGCGGAGCCCGCGGCCGTCGCCTGATCCAGGCTCGCTACGAAACCTTCGGTCGTGCCGTTCGCTTCCTCGTACGCGTCCCGCTGCTCCTGCACCTGAGCGGTGAGCCCAGCGAGGCCCTCCTGCCACTGCGCGTTCGTGCTGACCGCGTCCTGCCCGATCCCGTTCGCACGGTTGATCGAGTCGACGAGACTCATGACCTCATCGTTCAGCTTCTTCGCCTCATCGGCAGCATCCCGATACGCCGCCGCCGCATCCTGCGTAGACGACGTGGCCTCGTCGGTGGCACCGGTCGCCTGCTGCCGCAGCTTCGTCGCACGGTCCTGAGCGTTCGCTTCCGCCTGAACCTGCTCCCGGAGCACACCAGCAGACTGGGACAGGTCCAGCAGACTGATCCCGAGCTCGTCGGCCATCGCCTGCGCTCCGCTACCACCACCGGTCGCGACGTCGAGAACCGCGTTGAGCTTCTTCATCGCGGCCTCGTTGCCGAGCGCCGCGTCGGTGACAAGATCGAGGCCGATACCGAGCTTCTCCGCGTTGTCGTACGCGTTGCCGAAGTCGATACCAAGGAGACTCTTGTTGACCTGCAGGTTGTTCTGCGCGAGCTTCCGTGCAGCTTCCCCGCCAGCGTCGAGCGCGTCAGCGTAGGCCTGCGCTTTCGCTTCCGCGTCGGCCTGCGCCTGCGCGACCGCAGCGATCACTCCGACGAGCACGCCGATCCCGAGCGCCGCGGCACCCCCGATGAGACCGACCTTCCCCATCGACAGGTTCAGTGCTTGCAGCGCGTTGCGGAACTCGAGCACCTTCGGTACGGCGAGGATCGCCGTCCCCCCGACGAGGGCAAACGCGCCGATCGCGGCGGTTGTCGCCCCGGTGGCGAGCTTCACCGGTTCCGGGAGCTGCTGGAATGCGCGCATCATGTCCGCGATGCTGTTCATGAAGTCGACAAGCATGCCGCCGCCGTTCGGGTTCACGAACGGCTTCATCAGGTCCGCGGACACGTCCCGCCAAGCCGCACGTACCCGGTCCATCGACCCCTCGAACGTGTTCTTCACGTTCGCCGCAGCACCATCGAACTTCTCCGACATGCCCTGCGCGAGAGCATCCAACGCGACATCCGCGTCGAGAGTGCCGGCGGTGATCTCCTCACGGATCTGCGCACCGGTCTTACCCATCGCCTGACCGATCAGCCCCGCAGCGTCCACGCCCCGGTTACCGAACTCCATCAGGTCCGTCGCGGTGATTTTCGCCGACGACTTGATCTTCGACATCGTCGCGACAAGCCCAGCGATGTCCGCGTTCGACCCGCCCGACGCGGCCACAGCGTTCTGCAACGCATCCAGGTACGGAATGACCTTCTTCGTCTCGATGCCGAACGCGAGCATCTGCTGCTGCGCGCTGATGAACGTGGCCTTCGAGAACGGTGACGTCCGCGCGAACGTGTCGAGCTTGTCCATCTGCTCGTTCGCTGCCTTCGCGGAGCCGAGCATCGTCGTCAACGCCGCCCGGGACTTCTGCTGCAGCGTGTTGTACTCGATGCCTGTCTTCGCGACCGCGACACCCACGCCCGTCATCGCCGCACCGACAACGACCATCGACTTGCCCAGTGTGTTCCACGCGGCCTTCTTTTCGGCGACCTTCGCGCCCTCTTCCGCGGCCTTCTTCGTCGCCGCGGCGGCGTCCTGCATCGCAGTGATGTACTGCGCAACCTGCGCCGACAACGTGACGCGGACGACCCGATCAGCCATGAAGGCTCCCTTCCGCGGCACTTACTGGCTCGCTACAATCGCGGCATGGGAGCCGTCCTGGTCATCGTTCTTGTCGTCGCCGTCATCGCCACGCTCGGGTTCTTCGGGTTCCTGATGCTCGGAGGCATCGAGCGGAAGCAGAGGAAAGCGGAGGCGAACGCCGCGCAGATCCTCGACGCAGAGTTCGACGGCCGCCCCGACGTGTCTGTGAACGTGTCGATGGTGGGACTGAAGTACGACACGTACGTGATCGGCGCTAAACAGCGCGGATACCGGCTTCTCAGCGACGGGCGGGCGAACGGTTACGGCCCGGTCGTGTTCGAGAAAGCTTGACGGCGTCGCACCCCGAACATCACCGCCCGGTGGTCACCCTTCGCGCGGTTCTTCTCGAATGCCGCTTCGGCTTCGTTGATCGTTGACTGCGCCCAGTCCACGTTCGGGCCGACCGGTTCATACGCGAACTGGTTCGCCGGGTCGAGCGCTTCCGCCAGCGGGATGCCATGTCGGCCTCGGGGTTCGCGTTCCGCGCGCCGAGACGCGAGGAGGATAGCTACCTCGCCCGGTGTGAACCGTGGCTCCATGACCGTCGTGGAGATGACGTTCCCGTCGTGACCGTACGTGACCTGCGCGGGAGCCCAACCGTTCAACTCCCGGACGGTGACGCCTAGTTCGCGGGCGAGCTCGGCTTCTTCGCCCGCCCGCCCTTCGAGGCTTTTCCCGCACTCACCATCCTGTTCGCGGGGTCGAACTCGTTCAGCCCCCACACCGCGAACCCGAGGTTCTTGATGTCAACGCCCGTGAGGACATCGACGATCTCAGGCCACTTGTCGGTGACGTTCACGGGGTCCCCGTCAGCGACGAGGTACACCTTCGGGTAGTCACGGACCACCCCGTCCAGGTTGTAGCCGAGCTGCTGATCGAACTCGGAACCTTCCCGCCACGGGTGCTTCGCTGTCAGGTCTCGCCACGCGACCCCTGAAAGGGGCCACACGCGGACCGTCACGATCTCGTCGCCGAGCATCACGTCCTGGTCGACGGGTCGCACCTTGTCGAGGGTCGCTTTCTGCGCGGCGATCAGTGCATCGATGTCCATGGGTTCCTCACCATCCCCTCACCTGCATGTGAACCTGTGGGCGGCGCGGTGAGGGACGCCGCCCACAGGGGTTGATCACGCGACGAGTGTCACGTCGGTTTCGGTCGGCTTCGTGAAGAACAGCGAGTACTTCGCCGTGTCGACACCGTTCTCCACGGGTGCCTGCGGCCGGCGCACGCCGACGACACCCGTGAGAATGTCGCCCTTCTGCCCGGTCGCGTGCGCGTCACCGTTCGCCTGCGCTCGCCGCACCAGGAACTGTGTCTCCGCCTGAGACTCCGCGAGCGCCGCGAGGATGCGGTCCGCCGAGCCCACGTCGGCCGACTCTACGACGGTGATCTCGAGCGTCTCGGTCACCTTGCCCGGTCGGGACAGATCCTGCACGAGCGTGAGGCGCTTGTCCGGGACGGTCTCCTGGTTGCGCTGGTACTCCCAGCCGCCCGCGACGATGCCGTAGGTGATCGGCTTCGCGGTCGCACCGTTCAGGATCGCGACGGACTTCGCGTTCGACCCGGACGGAACCTGCGTGATACGCCAACGCCCATCGGACTGGGTGGAAGCGGGAACGTTCTCGAGCGGCATAGCCGTCTCCTTTCATCTCCCCGACAACCGGGGCTCGGTTACCCGCCGGGGAGCCGGCAGGGGGCATAGAAAAAGCCCCACCGGACGGCAGGGCTCGAGATGTTGGTGATTCAGGCGGGGCGCGACCAGAACCGCAACGACACGGTGTCGTAGTACAGGTCTGTCGTGCGGTCGTACCCCGAGTTGTCATCTACGTCAGGTACGACCGTGATCGGTGTGCATTTGCGACCATCGACCGCCAGTTCATGACCCAACATCTGGTCGAGAACCGCTTCCATGAGGATCGCGAGGCCGTCCGGGTTGACTGCTACGACCTTTACATCCCAGGTGTAGCGGCGATCGTTTCCCGCGGTCACGATCTGCGTGTAGCGGCCTTCCAACCGGTCCGGGCGTCCGTAGGAGACGGCAACGTAGTTCGCGCGGATCGGGGTCCCGGAGTCAGTCCGACGGATCACGTCATGGACCTTGCCCGACAGGACTGGGTGACTAGAAATCCTCGCTTTGAATGCCGCGAACTCAGCTCGCACTTCGCCTCCCGTCACGGTCTCCGCGCAACAGCGCGGCATAGCGGTCGTGCGCCAGGAGCTCGAACGGCTCCGGTCGGTAGGAGCGCATACCACGTGCGCGGCTACAGGCCAGACACGTTCGCATCCCCTTGCGCATCGAAGTGGCCGTCAAGTTGAACGGCTGCAAGAGATGCCCCAAAGGGCACCGCTTCTTCTGGGTGCCCGGGTGGTTGCCGTGCGCGACCCTGTCGTGCATGTTCGCGCTGTGTGAGTCCCATCGAAGGTTCGACGCTGCATTGTTCGTCGGATCGCCGTCGCCATGGCATCCCTCTGCGCCCGCTGGGCGGGGTCCGACGAACGCTTCCAGAACCAACTGATGAACAACGCGCGGATACTTCGCGCCATCAACGCTGAGCACTACCGAGGGGTAGCCACGCTGCGTCAGAGGGAGTGCCAGTACCCGCCCGTGCATCGTGAGCCTTGTGCCGTTGGCGCGGATCACCACCCGCGACAGCGAACGCACACGGCCTTGGTCGCTGACTTCGTAGTAGCCCTCGTATCCGACGACGGGCTTCCAGATTTCGGGTTCGGTAGACTGCATCGCAGCCCTCCAATCGGTTAGGTCGATTGCTTGGGTTAGGCCCCGGCGGAAGTTGACGCTTCCGGTTTGGGGCCGCTTACATTATCCCATGCGGGTCAGACACTCACTTCACGACCGCCCGCGTCGTCCCGTCATACAGGGCCACAGCGATACCACGGAGGAAGTCTTCCTCGTTCGCTTCCATCGCCTTACGTCCCGAATGCTTCGCCGGGGCACCCACAGACGCGCCCTCCTCGAAGAAGCCCGCCGAACCGCCGTTCTTCCCGAGGTTCGGGCCGATCTCCACCTCGGGGCCGTTCGCCGTGTCCTTCTCATCGAAGTCGATCGAGTACGCGTACGCGACCGAGAAACCCTCACCGCGGGCCACTTTCGCGTCCTCACTCCACGCCTTCTTGATCCCCATCGCGGTACCACGCATCGCCTTCTTCACGAACGGCAACGCCTCAGCTGGCGCCTCAGTCAGATCCGCCGCGAGCTCCATCAACTCCGAGAAATCATCAGCCATGTCGCCCCCTACAGTTGCTCGAGCGGGTACCGGTGCGCGGTCACAGCGCCCGCGACCGGGTTACCTGCGACACGGAACGTCATCCCGATCATGAGAGGGTCTTCGGAGGACTCCACAGCCACCTCGTCACCCACGGGGATGCGTGCACTGCCGAACGGAACCGACAGGTACGGTTCCTGCACACCGATCGGTGTGCTCGCTGCAACAGACGTCGCAACCTCCCGCGACCCCCACCGGATGCGAGCCTTCCCCGCGTACCGTTCCATGACGAGAACACGCGTCGGGTCGCCAGTGTCAGGGTCCGTGCCGTCTTTGAACAGCCCCGCCCGCACCACATCCGTCATGCGCGACTCGGCCTCCGCACGGAGCGTCACAAGCCCCGCGGTGAGGTCAGTACCAAGCATCGTCCGCGCCTTCGTAGATCGGGACGCCGGCGATGTCGACACCGCACGAACAGTAGGTGGCACCGAAGTTCAGGGAGCACCACGGGAGGTGCAGGGAACGGTTGGGGACCATGTCGAGCGTGAACGCCCCGGACGGGTCGGTGAGCCCGAGAATCACCCACCATTCGTCGAGGATGCTGACGCGGCCCTTCCCAGACCGGTACGACTTCGACGTTGTCCCGTCGTCGACGGTGATCGACACCTGTGTCGCGTCATCAGGTTTCTTGATGTGCCCGACGACCGCTTCACGGACGACGTAGTCGAGTTTCGCGTCGTCGATCGTGTCGATGTCGATGTTCAGTTGTGTGGCGCGGGTGTCGATGAGCATGGTCGCGTCATCGATCCACAACTGCCACTGCTGCCCCTGGATGGAGCCAGAGGTGGGGGCGGTCACGCCGAGCGCGACCGCGATGTTTGCGGGTGTCACAGACATGACCGCCCCCTCTCCGTTCAGTTGTCAGACTTCTTCTGGGCCTGACGGTGCGACGCAGCCGGCTTGGTGCTTTCGTCGCCAGCGGCAACCAGCCCGAGCCGCTTCGCCTTCTCGTCGGGGATGTTCAGGACCACGCCGTTCGCGTTCTTGAACCTGCCCATGATCAGACCAGATCCTCGATGACCGCGAACTGGTCGACGAACACGTACCAGGCGAAGATGACCTCCGCGCGGAACAGGATCTCGTTGTGGCCCGCGAGGTCACGGCCGGTGTTGTCCGGGTCGCCGTACTCGAGCATGCGGAACGGGAACGTGCGCTGCACGCCCCACCGAATGCCCTGCTCGAAGTTTCCGAGGATGGCTCGGACCTTGTTGTCGGCCGCGTCACCGTCCTTCGGCTTGCCCGACACGGTCGACGAGACCGATGCGCGGAGCCCCTCGAAGCTGGACACGTCGATGCCGAGGCCGAGCTCGGGGTACTTCTTGCGGCCGTCCGCGTAGCGCGCGGTAGAGAGGGTCCACGCGTAGGTCGGGTCGAGCGCGACACCGGTCGGGCTGTAGCCGTCTCCGATGACGAGGCCGGCGGCGGCCTCGATGTCGAGGTCGGCGTTCGCGCCCTTCTCGACACGGTTGGTGGTGGAGTTGAGGTAGTTCGTCCACCCCGTGACCGCGTTGCCCGTGCGCGGGTTGATGCGGTAGTACGCGCCGAGGTCGAGGCCGCGTGCGAGCGCACGGGAGCACTTTTCCTCGAACTTGTCGAGGATGCCGAGCTGATAGTCCTCGTCGGCGACCTTGAACTCGTCGCTGGTGCGGAAGTTGACGACGGCCTTGTGGGGCACGGCGACGACGCTGGACGGCTTCGCGTCGTCCGGCGACTTCGCCCCGCCCTCTTCGACGAACTCTGCGGTCAGGTCGTCGTCGAACGTGACGATGTTGACGTCACCGAACCGCATGGGCTCCTGCCCGGACAGTGCGGCGATGGTCGACCCGGTCTTGGACTTCTCGACGATCCCGTCCACGATCTGCGTGGGGAGGGTGACGTCGCTGGTGGTCAGTGTGACCATGGTTGCCTCCTAGGCGTTGTCCCCAGTCAGCGACGCGAGCCATTCGCGTTTCGCCGCATCCTTGGGGGAAATGGTTGTGGTGACGGCCCGACCCTCTTTCGGGGCACGGTTGCCGTTCTTCTTCTGATCCGCGATCCGCTCCGCGAGTCGCTTCGCCTGCGCGGTGAGGGTCGCCTCGTCCGAACCGGTGAGGAACAGGTCACGGTCCTCCGCAGAGATCCCGTGCTTCGTCGCGATATCGGATCGCAGCGCCCGGGCTTCCGCCTCCGCATGCTTGGCCTCGAGATCGGCGAGCTTCTGCTCCACCGTCTTCTTCGAGTCCTTCAGCGTCGCGAGCTCGTCGGCTGCGCTCTTGTTGTCCTTCGCACGCTGCTCCCATGTGCGGGAGTGCTTCTGCGCTTCCTCGAACTTCGCCTTCCAGTCGACGTTCTCGCCATCGCCTGTATCGGTGGTTCCGTTCCCCTGTGCAGAGGTGTCGTTCGAGCCGGTATCGGTGGTCATTTCGTGCTCCCGTTTCGGGTTGGCCCTGCCATGCGGCTGGGGTGGTCTTATTGCGCCAGTCGGTGCGGCGCGTAAGTGCGGAGAATCTCGGTCGCCCACGCGATCTTGTCTGCGACGCGCTGGCCCGCCGGTTGCGACTTTGACCAGAGTTCGAGGTTCTCGATCCGGTTGTCGAGTCGATCCCCGTTGACGTGGTGCACCGATTCATCGCTTGTGAGTGGTCGCCCAATGTGGTTGGACATCACCAGTCGATGCTCGAACACGAGCCCACCCGAGTTCGCCATGGGGCTCTCCGGCAGATACACGACCTTGTAGCCGAACGCGGTCACGCGGGGCTTCAGATCACGTGAGACGGAGGGCAAGTCGAACGAACCGTACTTGCGCATCCGATACAGGTGCTTAGAACAGCGGCTGTGGGCGGCTGAGCGAGCGTTGCAACCCGGAGCGACGCAGACGGGCGACTGTGCTCTTGGCGAGGGTGCGCCTTTGAGAGGGTCGCCGTACTTCATGAAGCGCTGATAGTGCGCCCCGCAGTACTCGCGACGTCGGCGATCTCGCTCACAGTTCGGGACGATGCAGGTGGGCACGGGTAACTCCGAGTGGAGAACATCCGTGTCGTCTCGGACTAGGAACCGACGTGTAACCCGCCCCGCGGCGTGCTTCCATTATCTCACGTCAGAAGTCATTTCTCGTACCCGAACATCTCCCGCATCATGCGCGCGAGGTTCTTGTTGTTCACCGAAAGCTCCGGATGCTGGCGCAGGAACCGGCGGTGACTCAACCTGGCATAGTCCGGGTGGGAGCGCTGCGCGTCGATCAGCGCCTTACGTGCCGCCTCGTACTGTTCCCGGTGCAGGTCACGCAGCGCGGACTCAGGGGCCGGTGCCGCATCCCACGACGGTGCCTCCACACAGTGGCAATGGTCATGCCAACGCCCCGAACCGGTCACCGTTTGGGCGGACATCATCGCGCAGAACGCGCACGCACCAACCCGCGCATACCGGACGGTCGACGCTTTCAACGGGTCGCGGCGTGCCGCCTCGATGATCGTCGCCCGGTCCGCGTTCGCCACATACTGCTGAACCACACCCTGCAACCGTGACACCGCATCCTCGGGGGTGAACAGGTCCGGTTTGAACAACGGCGTCAACGCCCATCCCAGCGCCGCGACAAGCTCCTCCCCGATCGACGCGCCCACAAGCGGGGCCGCATACCCCGGCTGAGGACGGTTCGTCTCGTAGAACAATGCTCCCGACACCGCCGCGACCTCCCCGTACTGGGAGATCACAGCCGTTGCGGCCGGCCGAACCTGCGACGCAACCTTCTCGGGCGACTCACCGATGATCGACGTCACGTACCCCGTCAGATCGGTTTCTGCGAGGTTCGTGACCCCAGTGATCAGTGTTCGGTGCTCGTCAACGTCCGCCAGCAACATCCGTCGACCCCGTCGAGTTAGTCGCCGACCGTGCCGCAGCCGCACCGATCGAGCCCGCCAGTTGCAGCGCCTGCGCGCGCCGCTTCTCCGACATCGCCATGTCGATCTGATCCTGCGACAACCCCAGCAGCTTCAGCCCCACGGTCGTCTCCGCCAGCCACGGCACAGCGCCCAGCTGCTTCGTTCCCGCATCAGCCTGAGCCGCACGGGACAGGTACACCGGCGACCGCCAGTCCGTCTTGATCGACCCGAACGCGGCCGGCACTTCCGACTCACCGTTCCGGATCGCGAGCGCACGAGCCACGGTGCGACGGATCGAGACCGACCAGTCATCCATCGCACCCTCAGCCTCAGCGATCAGGTTCTCGCGAGACGCGTTGTACGAGTCGGCGGACGTCGGGTTCACCATGTCAGTGAGCGCGAAGTCCGAATCGGGCAGGTCGAACTCGCGGGCCTCGAGCTTCGCGAGCGCGTTCAACTGCGCGAGGTGCGGCTCCGGGGAAGACGCATCCACCTGCTTGATGTCCGCGCGGCCGTTGTTGCCCTGCGGCACATCCTCCGGGGCGGCGTCCGGCACACCGAAGATCCGACCCAGCGCGACCTGCCATGCGGCCTTCTGCGAACCGTCCGCGTTCTTGAAGATCCGGTCCGACGCGCCCAGCAGCCACAGCTGCGGGATCGAGTAGATGTCCATGTGACCCTCGAGGCGCACCAGCGCCCGCAGAGCGGCCTTCTGGTGCGACATTGCGGCACGGGTGATACGAGACCGCCCCATGCGCTTCGACGCGCGGGGACGGTAGATCAGCGGGTCAACCGGGACACCCCACGCATGCTCCGAACGGTTCACGTCCCACCTGCCGCCGGCGAGATCCGCAGAGACCGTCTCCCCATCGATGTACAGAACAAACCCGGTGATCCGGTTGTCCTTCCACGACGTTACCGACAGCAGGTTGTCGAGGCGACGGGTCCGCGCGTTCCATTCACCCGTCGCGTGCAGCGCATCCTTCGCGTGCACAAGCGCCGTCGGCTCACCCTCCTCACCGTGCGTGGTGATCAGGTAGGAGACACCGTGGATCAGCGAGTCGGTGCGGGCCTGCGAAAGCTCAGAGAACAGGAAGTTCTCATCCGCGAGCTGCGGGAACCCGAGCTTATCGAGGTCGCCGTCCGCCCACACCATCCCATCAAGGTTGCACCGCCGGCCGAGACCGTCGACACCCTTCGCCGCCCACCCAAGCGCGAGCCCCATCCGGTAGTACTGCGGCGGGATCACCGACCCAACCTGACGGATCGCCTGCTTCCCGTCATACAGGTCCGACCGCATCTGGTTCCGCTTCGACCGGTCGCTCAGCTGCTTCGCGAGACCCGACACAAGCCCGTTCTCGTCGTCGGTGAGGGCGGGGATGTTGAACGACTGGTCCATCTACAGGATCACCGCCGTCCGCTCATCAGTACGCCGCCGTGTTGGGCGCGTTACGTCGTCACGCTGGGCACCCCATAGGGCGAGCGTTGCCGACACCACGGGGGTGATGTCGGAGTCAGAGTCCTTGCGGTTCCACGCCCACGCGCCCGCGAGGGGGCGTCTGCGAGCGACCGAAAGGGCCATATTCATCTGGGGCTGATCCGTGTGACGCAGTCTCGGAGCGGACTCCATGACGGCGTCGAAGAACTGTCCGGACGCGATCGCCATGTCGCGGCCCTCAGCGGCTGCGAGCGTCACCTGAACGTCAGTGCCAGTCAGGTAGTTCCGGCCGTGACGTTCCTCCACGAGACCGGTCATCTCGTCGACTACGACGGCGTGGAGGCGATTGCGTTCCGCGCGCGACTTCACCCACGCGGGAATCCAGTCCACGCCGCGGCGCTGGTCGTCGAGCTCCACGTGCCAGAGCCCGTCAGCCCGCCTACCCGCCAGTGAGACGGAGGCGATCCGGCGGTCAGGGGCAACGTCAATAGCAAGCGTCAGCCGGTCGACGGGCATCGACGCAGGGTCGGCTACACGGGACCACGAGTCCTTGTCGATAACGACCGCGACAGAGTCGGCGGACCACATGCCGAGGCGTTCCATCGCGAACTGCTCGTCCGACATCGACGACCGCTCAGCTTCGATAGCCTCACGCTGGATACGCGTGCCGTATGCGGGGTTCGCTGATCGCCACGACTCTTCGTCATCGAGGTCAGCGTCCGTGCTCGCGGACCACTCGAGGTACGCCAGCCGGCGTCCGGTCTTGTCGAGCGCCTGGTCGCGAAGCTGGCCGAAGACCTCGCCGTCATCCTGTGGCGTCGGTGGCGTCCCGAGAAGCCATGCCTGCGGGTTCTCGCGCGCCGACATCGTGGGGAGGATGGAAGACCATGCGGGACGCCCAAGGATCTGGGCCTCGTCGAGCAGCAGGCAATCGGCGGAGAAGCCGCGCGAGCCTGAGACCGACCGTGCCTTAATGCGGATCGTCTGCCCACCCTTGAACCGGATGTACTCGCGGTTGAGGGCCTTCATCACCGACTCGACGCGCTTCGATACAGACGGGTTGTCGTCGATCACGTCCAAGAGCCGCTGGAAGACTTCACGCGCCGTATCGGTCTGGTGCGCGGAACAGATGATCGTCTTCTCGCCGAACAGCAGGACACCCGCGAGAGCACGCGCGACAATCAGCTGCGACTTTCCGTTCTGGCGCGGGGTTGAGACCCCCACGAGACGAGATGCCCAGCGCCCATCCGAGCGTTCACCCATCGCCGCCTCGAAGACACCCTCTTGCCACTCATCAAGGACAACCCCGAGCCCAGCCGAGAGCGCGGCAACGTCCTCCCATGAGTTAGCTCGAGCCGCCGGCGCGAACCGAACCCGAGGAGGTGCTTGCTCGCCGAGAAGTACGGCGCTGCGCGATCTCGTCAAGAATGTCACGCTCCTTCGCCACACCAGCCGCCGGATCGAGATTCGGCAGGATCGCCTTCATGAGGTTGGAGAGGGTCGTCTGCTGCTGCCGGGCCTCCGCGAGGACGCCATCAAACTTCACTTCGGCGACGCGACCTTCCTCGTCTGCCAGTCGGAACCTCAGCAGATCAAGAACACCCTTGCCGTCGATCACGTCATCCAGATCAGCGAGTCGGTCGACTGCGCGGCACGCCTCCAAGATGAGCGAATCGGTAGCGGCCTTGTGCTTCACGACAGCACCGGAGAGGGCATCGAACAACGCCTGACCCTTGGCTCCAAGATCGGCCATAACGCCCCCAAACCTCCGTGTGTGAAAGCGGCCTGACCCCGGTGACCCCGGAGAGTGGGGGCGGGCGGGGGGCTCCCCCTGGGTTGGGTGTGCGTTCGAGTCAGTCGCGGTTGCCTCGTG